CCCTTGCCCTCGGTCTTGAGGGACCCGGTGACCTGTCGGCCGGTCGGCGTCTGCCGCTGGAGTGAGCCGTAGCCGCCGTTCGAGATGCCGCGGGACCCGTCGAATCCCCACCGGGACGTGAGTTCGGGCCGCGGCTTGATGATCCTGACCGCATCCGTCGTGGCGGGCGTCGGGTCCGTGTTGTAGGTGGACTCCACCTTGGACGTGACGCCAATGGCCTCGGTATTCTTTGCGCTACTCATCGGTCGTCACCTTGGGCGCCTTGCCCGCTGCACGGTTCAGGGCGGCCAGGGCCGCCGCCTCGTAGGCTTCCAGTACCTCGCCGCCTTCGCTCTCGATCTCGACCGGAATCTCGATGACCTTGCCATCCCGAATCACGCGGAGTCCCATATCAGACCGCCAGTTCTCGCCAGACGTAGTTGACGATCAGGCCGGTGAGGAGGTCCCCATCCTCGCGCGCGGCCGTCACCTTGACGTACTGCATCGGTTCGTCCTGCACGGTCCAGATCGCGATGTTGTTCCGCTTCCGGCCGTTGTTCGCTTCGCCGGGGCCATGCAGCCGGTAGAGCGACCGGCGGACCCCACGAAGCACATAGTACCCATCGCGGACGGCGTTACTGCTCGTCGTGTTGTCCGCGATGTGGCGAATGAGCACCTGGGCCGTGCCCTGCTGCTCGACCGCCGTAAAGGGCGCGGCATCCTGCCGCAGATCCGTCACGCTCACGACCAGCGCCGGCACGGTGGCCGGGTAATCCCCGCGGGCCGCATTCCCGTCCCGCGTTTCGTCGTAGACGGTCGGCGTCGTCGGGGCCGTGTCCGACCCGTCGTAACTCAGCGCGGCCAACTGGGTGCCGATGGACTGGGACGCGCTTCCCACGTCGAGCTTCGTTCCATTCAGCCAGTCGGCCACCATCCGCGCGATTTCGACCATCAGGCGAACTCCACCTTGAGGTGCTTCCCATCCCCCTGCACCAGCGCGGAACGGACCTTGTAGGCCGTCCCGTCAATCATGATGGCGCTATCCCTGGCCGGCAGGGTCGGGAAGTCCGACGTCCGGAGCCAGATGACATTCGCCATCGTATGCACAACGCCTTGCGCGTCGCTGGTCAGGCTTTCCTCGCTGTCCCTGAGTCCCCGGTAATGGAGACCCGCAATGACGACATCGGAGGACGCAAACCCCGCGAGCATGTAGCTCAGGTGGCGTTCCAGGAGGCTGTTCCCCGTGATCGTCATGGCGTGTCATCCATTGCCGAGGGTCCCGGTGGACGGGACGATCCCAGTCCACCGGGCCCCGCATCTTAGAGCGCGTCCTGAATCTTGGCGAAGCTCCCGTAATGCCGGAGCCCCACATCCGCGTACATGATCGCGGTCAATTCGATCAGCGCCTGCTTCTTCTTGCTGTAGGGGTCCACGATCAGTTCGAGCGCGCCCCACTCGCCCACGAACATCTCCGACCACCGGCCGAAGAGCCACGCGGAACAGATCGTGGTGTTCGTGCCCTTGGTCAGGTTGGACGGGATCTGCTGCGACACGAACGCGGGATAGCCATTCGCGCCGGAGGCCGGGGACAGGATCATCCCGCCCTGAGCCAGCCCGTCGCCGCTCGTCCCACCGGACCACAGCGGGATGCCGTTGGTGCCGCTGAAATACTGCACCTGCCGCGCCTGCGACCGCTGCTGCGCGTTGGTCACGACGGCCATGGAGCCGAGGTCGGCGTTGGCCTGCGCGACCGACTTCTCGAGGCCGACCAGCGCCGCGAGGGTGATGGTGCCGGCGTTGGTGCCGAGGGTGACGGTCGAGACGTTGGTATTGCCGATCAGGCCCAGGGGAGCGTTCGACCCGCCGCCCTGGAGCGCGTTCTGGTCGAGCGCGATGGCGAGCACGGCCGCGAGGTCCGAGCGGATCAGGTTCTCGATGTCCTCGGACGCCTGGAAGATGAGCTGCCGGGAGACCGCGGTGTTCCGCTGGATGGTCTTGGGCGTCATCGACAGCGTTTCGTAGGTCGAATCGGTGTCAGACAGATCGGAGCCCGGCACTTCCGTCCGCCAGCTTGCGGCGCCCGCCGCGGTCTGCCGTGGGAAGGCGATGGGGCCGGTCAGGCCGGTCAGGAACGTGGCGCCGAGGGCACGCACGACGGCCTTTTCCCGCAGGAGTTCGATGAACGGCTTGGGCTGGGTGAACTTGAACTCGGCGCCGGACCCACCGACGGCGGACCCGAGGGCACGCACCTCGAGATCGGACGGGATGAAGAGGCTATTGGAGCCCTCCTTGCCCATGCGCTTCGAGATCGTGTCGTTGACTTCCTTCTCGAAGCCAGCGTCCCGCCAGTTGTTCTCGCTCGCGGCGGCAATCGCGCGCCGGAACGAGTAGTGCCGCTTCTCCGCCGGGGTCAGGTCGATGACCTTGGAGCCCGCCTTGCTGGCGTCGATGGCCTCGCGGAAGAGCACTTCCTTGACCTCGGGCAGGGTCTTGCCGTCAGCGATGAAATCCGCCGCGCGCTCGCCCTTGCCGGCGGCCTTGCAGATGGCCGCAATATCGGCCATCTCCTTGCGATGATCCGTCACCACTGCGACGGGCCCCGGTGCCGGGGCGGGCGTGTCCTTCTCAGACATCTTCCGCGTCTCCTCCGGCTCGGGGGCCGGATCGTCCGGGGCTTCAACGTCAACAGGGAAAGCAGCCCGGTCGCTTTCACTGCGGCCGACCCCAATAGTGGGATCGGCGGGTATGGCGGTCAGCGTGCCCTCGAACGGCATCCACTGGCAGCGATAGGTCGGGACGCCATTGGCGTCCTTTTCCGTCATGGTCATCTTGGTGACGCGATAGCCGACGCTCATCTCCTGCCGGATACCGTCCATGACATCCTGGGCAATCCCCGCCACGTCGGCCCGCTTCGAGAATCGTAGGTTACCCCTGAGGCGGCCGTCCTCGAGTCGCACGTTGTCGATGCGGCCAACCTGGGCGCGGCTGTCGTGATCCATGAGCAGGGGGATGCCCCGTGCGGCGCGGGTGAGGTCCACCGCGTCGGGGCTGTGGTCGAGAATCTCCACGTAGCGTTCATCGGTCACCCAGTTGTAGCGTTGGACCGGGAACTCGCTCGAGAGCGTGACCGGAATGGTGCCAGCGTCGGTCGGGGTCCCGAATTCGAGGGCCCGGTACTGGATTGGGACCTTGCTCTGCTTGAGTGTCACAGGCTCCTCACGCGCATCAGGTGGCGGGCGGGCGGCGTGGGTGCCGCGCTGTCGGTGCTGGTTTCGCCGTCAGGCGCGTTGCTATCCGGCGCGCCGGCGGCGGTCTGAGTGGTCTTGGTGCTGCCCGGTGTGGCGGCCTCGCGGAGATCGACGCCGGCGGCTTCGGCCAGCGCCTCGTCCTGGGTGGTCTGCTCGAGGATCTCCGCGAAGTCGGTGCCCTGTTCGGCGGCAATCTGGGTCCGGGTCGTGAGCCGAAGTTCCAGCGCCTTCTCCGCCGCGTTCATGTCCTTCTCGGGATCGACCCACGGCCAGCCCCGGCCCTGCCAGACCACATCGTCGTAGCGCGAGAGGTCGGGGGAGGGGAGGGTGAGTTCCGGGGACAGGACCGCCGTCCGGAACCAGGTCCGGTAGATGCGGTCGCACACATGTTCCGCGAACCATGTCTGCATCCCCCGCCACATATCGCGTTCAGCCAGGAGCCCCACGCGCGCGGAGGAGTAGTTGACCTGGGACAGGTCGCCCGTCAGGCTCGCATGGGTAATGCCGAGCCCGCTGGCGATCTGGTGCATGACAGCGGACAGGAACGGGCCGAAGTTGCCGGACGGGTGGGACGGGTCCCACTCCTGGAAGCCTTCACCCGGCCCGAGGCGGTCAATCAGGCCGGGGGCCGCCTGCATCTCGTCGGGGTCGGTGCCGGCGTTCGGGTCGGGGCCTTCGGCGTCCGGGCCCTGCGTGATGAAGCCCATCTTCGCCGCGGCGGTGCGGGCCGCCGTCAGTTCGGCCTCGGTATAGCCGTCCGCCATGTCCATTTGCAGCAGGACCGGCGCCAGTGACGGAATCCCACGGGTTTGGCCCATCCGTTCCGGGCGAAACACATGCAGGATTTCCGACGCCGGGATGCGCTGGCGGAAACTCTGTCGGGCCATGGGCGCGTAGGTCGTGTCCATCGGGTGCCGCGTCCAGAACCAGTAGGCCCGCGGTCGCCCCCACTCGTCCGTCTCGACCCCAGACCGGATCTCACCGTCGGGGAGGATGCGGTCATAGGTCTCGTCGCAGAGATCGGCGTCGAGCACTTGGACGGCGAACCCGAACCGATTCGGGAAGCCGGAGACGAGGCGGCCGAAGAACTCGCCATCGCGCGCCCACGTCCGCATGATGAGCGCCTGGAGGCCCGTCCAACTCAACTGCCCCGTAACGGTACAGGAGTCGGGGTGCCCCCACTTCTCGAAGGCATCCTCGATGGCGTCGTTGACGGTATCGTTGAGGTCGCCGCGGGCGTTCCGCGACTGGGCCTGCATCTGGAGACCGCAGTGCCCGACCACGTTATCCTGTACCAACTGCAACCATCGCCGCGCGTTGGGGTTATCGCGGCACAACTGGCGGGAGCGGGCGCGGAGTCGGAGGAGATCCGACCGGACTTCCTGGGCGCCACTCGAGATGCTGGTGACGAGGCCGGCGGTCAGCCGATTGGCCGCCGCCGCCGCGTAGAAGTTCCGGCGCACGGGCGCCGATGTTTCACGGGAAACTTTCGGGGGGTTCAGAAAGGCGCGGAAGCGGTCACCGAGGCTCATGCCGGGTCACCCACCTGGCCGAACCGCACGGCGCGGCCGGGAAGGGACTGGCCGGGATTGTTCAGGCGCCACAGTTCCGTCCGGAGGTTCCGGCGCATTTGCCAGAGTTGGGCGACGGGGATGGCGGAGACCGACCGGCCCCCGATGCTATAGCTTTCCACGTCGCTCCCCAGTCGAAGTCCCAGCACGGTTTCCACCGCCGCCAACTGCTCTTCCGCGAACGCCCGGCGAGTCACCACCGCATCCGGATTGACGGATACCGCGATGATGCCGGTCTCCGCCACATATCGCTGGTTGGCGTACCCGGCGCCGCCCGTGAGGATGGCCTGCCACTCGTACCGGCCTTCGGGGAGGACGGCGGTACTCGCCGCAGGAATGAGGATCGTCCACGTCGAGCCGGACGTGCTGACCCAGCTTCCGCTCCATGTCAGGCGGGCGACGCCCGCGATGAGATACGAAAGGGTCCACGTCCCGCCGGCTTCAGAGGGCGCGAATTGGCTGAAGGTCTTGGTCCACGTCCAGGTATCGCCCGCGCGGGCGGAGGTGGGTTCCCCGATGGGAGTGATTGGCGCCACGACACCTCCCGAAAGACGAAAGGCCCCGCCCTGATCGTGTCAGGGAGGGGCCTTGAGCGCGGCCGCGCGCACTACTGGTAGGGTTAATCTACACGATCACGCGCAATTGTCAAGAAGGTAGCCGCATGGACGATGCGGACAACCAGATAGCCCGTATGGATTTCCGCGCAGACACGGCACCGGACACTGATAGGAATGTGCGGGACGCCGATGGGGAGCCGGATCGGCTGCCGATGGCCGGCGGGGCACTCTACCGGCGCCAGCTCTGCACCCATCCGCCCCCCTTGAATCCCTTCGGTTTGGCTACCGGAGACCTGCCCTTGGTCTCGAGAATGGCCCCCAAGGCCGACATGGGCTCTGGCGCGGGCTCCGTTTGGGCTACCGCTGGCCCCTGCTTGACCTCTCCCAAGGGGGCTTTTGCCTTGTGGGCATTGGAGATATAGAGCGCCGCCAGGGCGTAGACGGCACAATCCAGCGCCTCATTCCGCCGGCCGGTGACCACCTCATAGCGCCGGGTGATCCTCCCCCCGATTTCATGGCGGACCCGCCGTTCGCTGGTCAGTTGCTCGAGGTAGTCGGCCTCCGTCTCCAGGTCAAAGTGGACATAGCCGGCCCCCGGCTCCGTGCGCCGTAAACGCGCATACCACACGTCCTTGGCGGCATCGGTGCCGACGTAGAAGATGGGGCACCCATACTTGTTGTTCCGGCTGGCCTTCCGTGGGGCCACGGGCTCCCCCGGCTTACTGGCGCCGCGGACAGCATAGACCCGTTGCTGGTAGCGGGCCTTGCAGTAGCGGTAGACCGCCTCAGCATGGGCACCGCAGTCCACACCGGTTGACCAGAGTCGGAGCGCCGTCCCGTCGGCACGGGGCCAGGCATGGGCGCGGATGTCGTCCAATTGCCGCCAGACGTCGCCCTGGTCCGGGTCGCCGGCGATGATCTGGTGACTCAGGCGCCAGACCTCCTCGCCGGCGCCCCAGCCCCAGACGGTGACCTCGATGCGGTCATCCTGCACATCGACACCAGCGGTCAGGGCGCGGACCTCCATCGGGCAGGCGGCGCCGTAGTCCTCCCGCCGACCGAGGAGGGCGTTACTGTCGAGCGGTCCCCGTTCTTCCCACACTTCCCCAAGTGCCGTGTTGATAAAGACTTGGAGCTTGAGGACGTTCCCTTGCGCCTCAAGCCATTCCCGCACCAGTTCGGTCCACGAGACCCAGGGCGAATAGAGGGCGTTGATGTGGTAGCCCCGTTCCCGGCGCTCGGGATAGGTCGGCACCCAGACGCCGGCGGCGAGCATAGCGTACTTCTCGTGCTCCTGGATCATCGTCCCGCAGGATTCGCAGGCGTAGGCCGCCGTCTCCGGCTTCCCCTCCTCCCACCGAAGATGTTTCCAGATCAGCACTTGCGGGGTATCGCAGTGGGGGCAGGGGACCTGAAAGCGGCGCTGGTCGCTGGCCTCGTACTCCTCGGCAATTTTGCTGTCGCCCTTCAGGGTGGGCGTCGAGTTCATGTAGATCTTGCGCCGGTGGGCAAACGTCGCCGTGCGGCGGATGGCGAGCTTGATCTGGTCGCCCTCGGTGCCGGCGGACGCCGGGTAGCCATCGATCTCCTCGAGGTCAAGCACCCTGACCGTCCGGCGGCGGAAGCCGCGGGGGCTATTGGCGCCGACCAGGAAGATGGCACCGCCGGCGAACGCCTTGCTGACAATCGTGTTCCCGCTGTCCTTCGCCCGCGGTTCCCGCACCTTGGCGGACAGGCAGGGCGTGGACTCGATGCTCGGGGCTAACTGCTCCTTGCTGAAGTCCTTGGCGTCGTCCACGGTGGGCTGGACGATCATGACCGGGCTGGGGTCCTGGTCGATGAAGTAACCGATGATGTTCAGCCCCGCCTCGGTGCCCCCGATGCGGGCGCACTTCATGAAGCAGACGCGCTCCACCGTCGGGTCCCCCAAGGCGTCCATGATCTCGCGGAGATACGGCGTTCGATCCGTGCGCCAGGGGCCCGGCTCCGCCGAGTAGGACGGCACGATCCGGTTCCGGTCGGCCCATTCGCTGACGGTGAGCTTAGGCGGGGGAGACAGGTACTTCCGGCGAAGGTCCGCCAGGCGGTCCAGCAGGGCCGGCAAGCCCGTCAAACTGATAGAGCCTCCAAGGTCTCACGCACGGCCGCCTCAAGGCGCTGGAGGGCGTCTGGCACGGTTTTCACCCCTACCAGGTTGGGGGACCACCGCTGGGGGAGCGTCAGGAGTTGCGCCCGAAGCTGTTCCAGCATCCCCTCGACCGATCTTGCGGCATCCTCGACCGTGACGTAATTCCCCTCAATCGCGGCCAGTTCGATCTCCGCCATCCGCGCCTCGGCCGCCAACTTCCGCTCCATGGAATCCTTCCCCGACTTGGGCGCCGCCTCCGACTTGGCCTGACGCTCCAGTTCCTTCTCACGCCACCGGGGGAAGTCGGGCCACTTGTAGAACCGCTTGCCGTTCGCTGTCCGCATCGGGCACCCCGGTCGGCTCGCCCACATGCCGATAGCCTGCGCCGTGATGCCCAAGGCATCAGCCGCGGCGGATGCCGCCCGCCACTCTCCCTCTTCCTTTGATGTTCCCGCCTTGGTTGTCATACTAAACCGTTGTCCCACAAAGGGTTACGCTAGTGAATGACCGCAGTCTGCGCGGCACC